ATAAATTTGATATGGCAGGCTTTTTAGATGTTGACGCACCAATGTTAATGAAATACGAAAAAGGTGGCCATTATGATTGGCACGTAGATACAGGTAATGCTGTGTGTCATAGAAAATTAAGTTTTACAATACAACTATCTGATTCAAAAGATTATGAAGGTGGAGATATTGAATTTATTGGTTCAAAAGTTGACGCAAAGGCCTTTAGACAAAAAGGTGTTTGTATAATCTATCCATCATTTTTACCTCATAGAATTACAAAAGTAACAAAAGGTGTAAGACACGCAATCGTTGGATGGATTCATGGTCCTACTTTTAAATAATGCCAAGAAAAAAGAAACAACCTACACAACCCGAAGTACCTAAACAATTTCAAACACAAAGAGAATTGTTTTATGCTACACCTATCTTTTTTAAAGATTTACAAAATTCTGAAGAATTAAATAAACATCTTTTAAAACATATAAAATCTTGGAAGAAAAGAGATGAAAAAGGTATTGTTCGTTCAAACTCTTTAGGTTGGCATAGTGCTGTTGATATGCACCATAGAAAAGAATATCATCCTTTAGTAAAAGAGTTATTTAAAATGCAACAGGAAATATATGAAGCTGAAGGCTATCATCCTGATACTGAAGCGATATGTGATAATATGTGGGCAAATGTAAACTACAAATATTCTCATAATAAAAATCACGTTCATCCTGGTGCTCAATGGTCAGGTGTTTATTATATTAAGTGTCCGCCTAACTGTGGTCATATTTGGTTTACAGACCCTTGTGGTCAAAGACATATGGACTTACCTATTATGGCCGATAAAAATGCAAAACCTACTCACTATTGGAGAGAAGTACATTATCAACCCATTGAAGGCCGTTTAATAATGTTTCCTGGTTGGTTAACACACGAAGTAGCACAAAATATGTGTGATTTAAAAGGTGAGGCTGGATGGCGTGTTTCTGTATCTTTTAACTTTAAACAAAGATGGAAACAAGGTAAATATAAGCCACAACCAAAAGGCCACGATAATGGTGGTATAATTGATATAAACAGTTTAAAATAGGAGTATAAATAGTATTATGAGTGAAAAAACTGAAAGAACATTTACAATTGATGGTAAAGAATATAAAGAATCTGACCTATCTTTAAGATGTAGGAACATAATTGTCGCTAGAGCTGAAATACAACAATCAAAAACTCGACACGAAGTTGAATTGGAAAAAATAGAGGTCTTAACCAATTACTATAATGGTGAAATTAAAAAAGAGTTAGAAAAATCAGATGGCAGCGATAGCAAATCTAAGGATTGACCAAGGGGCAACATTTTCAAGTGATGTAACCGTTTCTGATACAGATGGTAATGTATTTGATTTAACGGGTTATACAGCCTCAGCCAAAATGGCCAAAGGTTATACTTCTACAAGAACAAGAACAACAATTACGACAGCAATTGCTAGTGATCCTGCAACTGGTGTCATTACTTTATCATTAACAGCAGATCAAACAAATCAATTAGACGCACCTGCTAGATACGTCTATGACGTTGAAATTACACAAACTTCCGATAGTACCATAACAAGAGTGATTGAGGGTATTATTACAATAAGTCCATCGGTGACGACTTAATATACATCTTTAGTATAGTTTTATTATAAATATTACAAAAAGAGAGATATATCTATGGTAAAAGCCGTAATCAACAGTACAGGTGGCGTAACTGCTAAAATTAACAGTACAATTCCAACTGGACCCCAAAAAGTTAGTGTTACAACTCCAACAGCAAACGTAAATGTTGATGGTGTTAGACAATTAAGAAATTTAACAGATGTTAATGCTTCTTCTCTTTCTGACGGTGCTTTGATTCAATATGATGCAAGTACAGACAAATTTACAACAAGAAACGAATTAGATACTACCACAGGTCCAATTACCTTTAATGGTGGTGCATTTTAACGGGAGAGAATTAAATGGCAACAATAATTCAGATTAAACGAAGTTCGGGAACTTCAGCTCCATCAACACTCAAACTAGGAGAATTGGCCTATACTTACGGTACAGGTACACAAGGCAATCTTGGTGATAGACTCTTTGTAGGTGAGGGTGGTGTTGACGGTAATGGTGACGCTAATAACGTTACAGTAATAGGCGGACAATATTTTACAGACCAATTAGATCACGCTCAAGGAACATTAACTGCTAGTTCAGCAGTCCTTGTTGACGCTAATAAAGCAATAGACGAATTTATAATTGGTAATTCAACATCTACAGGCGGTACTTTAAAATTAAATGAAGGTACTGATAACGGCGCTCATTACGCTGCCATCAAAGCTCCTAACTCTTTAGCTGCTTCATACACACTAACGTTGCCAAGTGATGACGGAGATGCTAACCAGTTTTTACAAACAGATGGTTCAGGTAATTTAAGTTGGGCTGATGTATCTTCTACAATTACATTAGCTGCTGATAGTGGTTCAAACGATACCTTTACAACAGGAAATACATTAACATTTACTGGTGGTACTGGTATTGACACAACAGTTTCAGATGACACAATTACAATTGCCGTTGACGCTACAATTGCTACTGCTTCATCTACAACTACATTTACAAACAAAACTTTTGACGCTAACGGAACAGGTAACTCAATTTCTAATTTAGAAGTTGCTGACTTTGCTTCAGGTGTCATTGATACAGATATAAGTTCAGTATCAGCAAGTGATGATACTCTTGCTTCAGCGAAAGCAATTAAAGCTTACGTTGATTCACAAGTAACTGCTATTGATGTTGATATAGCGGCTGATACAGGCACAATTGCCATTACAGACGCTGAAACATTAACATTTACTGGTGGTACTGGTATTGACACTTCAGCTACAGGTAATGCCGTTACATTTAATATTTCAAATGGCGGTGTAGATACCACTCAATTAGCTGATAGTGCTGTAACAAATGCTAAACTAGCAAATTCATCTATTTCATTTACAGATGAATCATCAACTGCTGGTTCAGTATCACTTGGCGGAACTTTAGAGTTTCTTGCTGGTGAAGGTATTAATACAACAGCAAGTGGAAACACTTTAACAGTTTCAGCTGAAGACGCTTCTGATACCAACAAAGGTATTGCTACGTTTGACGCTACAGACTTTACAGTAAGTTCTGGTGATGTAACATTAAATGCTGAAAGGGTAGAAGATATTGCTGGTGCTATGTTCAGTTCAAATACTGAAACATTAATTACAGCTACATACCAAGACGCTGACGGTACAATTGATTTAGTTGTTGATAATAACTTAGCAAACTATGACAATTCATCTTCAGGATTTATTACTGCTACAAGTTCAGACACTTTACAAAGTAAAACAATTGATAGTGCTAATAACACAATTACATTAGATTTATCTGAAGGAACTTTAACTGGTACTACTGCTGAATTTAATTCTGCTTTAAGTGATGGTTCTTTTGCTACATTAGCAGGTACAGAAACATTATCTAATAAAACACTAACGGCTCCTAAATTTGCTGATGGTGGTTTTATTGCTGATGCTAACGGTAATGAGTTAATTCTATTACAAACAACTACAAGTGCTGTAAATGAATTAGAAATTACTAACGCTGCTACAGGTAATGCCGTTCAGATTGCTACAACAGGTGGTGATACAAACATTGACTTAAAAATCAGTCCAAAAGGTTCTGGTGTTGTTGATGTTGATTCAAGTAGAATTACAAACGTAACTGATCCATCAGGTGCTCAGGACGCTGCTACTAAAGCATATGTAGATAGTGTTGCTAACGGTTTAGACGTAAAAGCTTCTGTTAGATATGCTTCTACAGCCAATGTTGCTGGAACATATGACAATGGCGCTGGTACAATTACTGCTGGTTCAAATGGTGCTTTTTCAATTGATGGCCAAACTCCATCAACAAACGATAGAGTATTATTAAAAAATCAAACAGATGCTACTGAAAACGGCTTATATAGAGTTACAACAGTAGGTGATGGATCATCTGCTTATGTATTAACAAGAACACCAGACGGTGATGAAGCGATTGAAATTACAGGTGGTGCTTTTGTATTTGTTGAAGAAGGTACTGCTAATGCTGACAATGGTTATGTATTTACACATAACGGTACACCAACACTAGGCTCAACTGATATTACAGTTGCTCAATTCTCTGGTGCTGGCCAAATTTCAGCTGGTGACGCTTTAACAAAAACTGGTAATACTTTAGATGTTGCCGTTGATGATACTACAATTGAAGTATCAGGTGACGCTTTACAAGTTAAGGCTTCAGGTATTGGTACAAACCAAATTGCTGATACAGCCGTAACTGCTGGTAAATTAGCAACTACTTTAGATTTATCATCTAGCACAATTACTTTACCAAGTTCTTTTGTAACTACAACTGGTACACAGACATTAACAAACAAAACAATAGACGCTAGTAATAACACAATTTCAAATATTACTAACGCTATGTTATCTGGCTCAGCGGCTATTTCAAATGCTAACTTAGCAAACAGTATAATTAATGTTACTACAGATAGTGGTAACCAAGATATTGATTTAGGTGATACACTTACAGTATCAGGCGGTGAAGGAATTGATACTTCACAATCAGGTGATACTTTAACAATCGCTGCTGAATTAGCGACAACATCAAATAAAGGTGTTGCTTCATTTAGTTCAGATAACTTTACAGTTACCTCTGGTGCTGTTACAGTTACTACAATTGACGGTGGAACATT